CTCTGTCTGCTATATATCCTGAATATAGTTTACCCTCGTACCAAATATCTACTAAATCATTAACATATAAAGGTAAAAGCTCGTTTTGATTAAAGATTAACCTTGTGACAATTGTAGAGGGAGAAATTTCAGCCTTAATAGTTGACATGTCGGGAGGATTTCCGTGGTCATCTCTATCATAAAATAATGTTTTTGCAGTTCTTACTTCTGGCAAGTCTGTTCCGTTTCCACGATAAGTGCTCCAATCAATGACATCTCCGTTGTTTTTTGTTGTGTACATTTTAGGTGGGTCGGTATAGCCGTCTGTTTCCTTATTTTTAACGAATACAACAGCGAAATTATAAGCCGAACGTTCTACTATTGTTTCTGTGTCCATTGTCACATTTTGCTTAATATCTACTCTTGTCGTGATTCTACTTCTATTCCATTTCCTAGAAGCAAAGTTAATAAATAATAAAGTTCTAGGGTCTTCTACTGAAGAAGAATGCTGAATAGTTGTTGTCGGTTGGAATTGAACCTTAGAAAATATCCTTTTGGCTACATCATTAGCTGATGAAGTTTCCGCTTTTCGGTTAATTGTAGCCTTTCCAGCAAAGATACTTGAATTGAAGAAATAACCATAACTCATTAAATTATTTTTACGAGGGTCAATTAAATAATCAATGATAGCAAAGTTTGTCGTTTTAGTTATTGCGTTTGGAACATCAAGGCTTTCAATCATTGCCCAAAAATAGTTCTTTAATGTAGCTTTATTACTTTCATCTACACTTGTAACAAGATAAACCATATCTAAGTTCAGTTTTTTCTTTTGACCTAGGGCCTCATCAATTGGAACAACTTCAGGAAAAAGAATTTGAACAATATCCCCAACCTCTACCGAAACGGTCAATGTTGCTGATGAAGTATAAAGATAGCCTGTTTCCCACAATTCATAGTTAATAACTTGACATCTTGCTTTTGGTATCGGCAACCCTCTTTTTTCTTTTTTGCCATTAGGTAGACTAAAATCAGATATATTATAATAGTTCGGATTAAAGTTATCATACACATTGGCCTCTAACATTAAACGAAGTCCGCCTTTCTCTTGATTTTAAACTCTGCTTTGGTAAGGTTGATTAACTCCATTTGACCTTTTTCAATTATACGAGTTCTGTATCTCTCGAAGTCCATTACAGGGAACAAATTTAATGAAGTAGTACCGTTCCAACCTTGATAAGTTTCGTCATTTACATCTGTATTTATTAAAATATAATTCTGTGCCTGTTCCGTCTTAAATACAATTGCAGTATATTCATTTCCAATATCGTCTAAAAATCTAACCCCAGTAGGTGTTTTAGGAAGTTGCGGATATAATATCCCCATAAAACTAAATATTTCTTCTTTTATATCCCAACGGCTTAAACGGTCTATATCTGTCTCTCCATAATAAGTGTATGCTTGATTTGCTATGTAGTTATAACCAAAATATTCGCTTATATCAGCAGTTGTGACTTCGTTAGCTGATGGCATCCAAGGGGTGGCGGTTGAGCCTTCTTCCAACTTATGGCCAGCAGTCCATAAAGCTGAACCTGTTCCAGAACCAGTTATTTCGTACCTAGGCCAAATAGTATCACCAGTTTTTAAATTTAATGTATAATGATCTCTTAACCAATCAAAGTTATTTCCCATTAACACATTGTTATGCTCTGTCCATTTTGGCTTTCCATGAATGTCCCAAATATCGACGTATCTATATATGTTCGCTGTGTTTCCTGAACTTTTAATATAAGCTGAGAAAGTATAAGTACCGTCTTTTGGTGCTGTAAATGACTTGAAAATTCCATTAAATGCTTCGGTTTTTTTCTTAACAGTTAGACCTTTATAAGTTCCGTCATTTACCCACCCCCAAGGTCTTTGCCAATCTCCGCTAAAGTCTTTAGTACCGACTAATAAATTCAAATTAGGTAGATTTAAAGAAGGACTTGCTTTCAACCTATTATAGTTTTGTAAAGCTGTTTCGCTACCTTTATAACCGCCATAAATTTTAGACTTACCAGCGATAACTTTACCATTTTTAATCATGTCAAAAGTTAAGTTTTCGTAAGTGTACCACTTTGTAATTACATCAAAAGTTATCTTTTCGCTGAAAGTTCCATTTTTACCGTAACCCTCTGTCTTTGTGACATCTGATAAAGCTAAATCAGCATATACCTGAAAAATCTCTGTTTGATATTCAAGTGTAACGAATTTTTTGCTAAGAATATCGTTTACGAAGTCTTTCATTAATTGATAGTTTTCTTCTAAACTTTCGCCAAACGTTTCTAGTTTAAATTCTATTTGTGGTTGAGTGATTGAGCGTGTTCCCATTACTCCGACACCGTTACTTTGCCAAATATTATTAGTTGATTGTAACCCTAAGTTAGAGGGCTGGTAAAATCTAACTTTTCCATTTGTAACGTCCCAAACTTTGTCGTTCGTTCCGTCTAAGTTGGTATGTATTTTGTACTGTC